CAACATAGTTCAGATAAGTATCAACCTTTTCTGATAACTCTTCTGTTGTCTCTTTTATAGACTCATCTAATTCTGCTTTGTACTCTTCCTCTAGTCTTTCAACTTCGTCACGAATTTTAGACTTAACTGCAGCTTCAAATACTGTTGCGGCTTTCATCTTAAATTCTTCTGAAAGGTCACCTTCTCCATTTATGAGTGCATCAACGTGCTCTTTCACATTGATATTTTTAACTCTTTTTTCAACGGCTTCATTTTTCTCGCTTGGAAGATGTCCACCTTCGTGCATTTTTTCATGCATTCCTGCCATGACATCATATGCAGCTGCGAGTTTCATTTTATTCATACCCTTTTCCATGTCTAACATCATGTTTTTCATGGCGGTAATCATTCCGTTTTTAGTTTTTGGTTTCTTCTTTTCCTCATGGTGTGCTTCAGATACCATTATTCTCATATCTTCTGCCATGACTTTCTCTTCGATACCATGTTTGAACTGCACATCATACCACTCGACATATCCGTCATCTGTTGGTATTGCGTGTGAACCATGAACTGGTTTACCCTTACCCCATACTGGGTGCTCTACGACTGTTGCACAATCATGGTCTTTTGAGTGACATAGTTCTCTGATTTCGTCATCAGAAAATCCCTCATGGTAACTGGCTGCAAGTGGTTTATTTTTTCCTGCTTCCTTTGCTTTATCCATTTGGTCTGGTTTCCCTTCTTTTTTCTGGGCTGGGTCACCAGAAATTTCTTTTGCTGCGGCTGCAACTTTTTTCGCTGGTGCATCTCCTTGCATTGGTGATACTACTGCAGCTCCTGTGTCTTGCATTTCACCATTTTTCTTCTTTTTCATAGGTTCTGCTGGAACTGCACCTTGTTTTGGTGCATCATGCATTCCCTCTTCGAGTTCAGCCATCACTTCTGCTTCCAACTCTTCTATGGTTTTTTCTACTTCTGACATGGGGATTTCTCCTTCTTATTTTAATATCTATTTATAAATTATAACTTTTTGAGAAAGTTTATAAACTCTAAAGCATTCTCATTTACTTGTCGTTTCCGAACTCGTTCATTTATTCGTTGTTTTGCACGTTCTAATTCTGCCTCAACGAGTGAACCATTGTTCCAAACCCACTCTTTACCTTCCATTATTCCTTCCACAAATGCATTAGGAGCGGAAGGGTCTGCAACTATATCAGCTGCAGTCGCAAGGTAAAAATCATCTCTCACATAGTTAGCACCATTCTTCTGGTCTAAACTCCCCATACCTCTAGAGGACACACCTAATTTTGCACCCTCGTCCATCAGAGTCTTTACGATTTCTCCCATAGGTGTTGACATTATTTTTGCCTCTCCTATGAAATTCTTTCCGTCTGGATATAGTTTAGTAATCATGTGAGATGCTCTCTCAAGATTTACTGTTGGGCCATCTGGGTGACCTAACTCTCCAAACGCACGTTTTTCGTTGATATATTCTTTATTATATCTTCTTACCTCTTTATTTAGGACTTCCATAGGATACACACGACCATTTCTGTTCTTTATGTCTGCTTGCATAAAGACACCCTTGATCTTGTAGTTCTTTTTTCCGTCCTCTTTCTGTTCGCAGATATACTCTACGTCTTGAATTTCTTCTGATATTAGTTTTACTGTGTTTGTCATACTGGATTCGCCTGTGTTACTACTTCTATGTGAACTGCACCATCACTACCAGCAGTTTCGTTTATTACTGAGATAAAATAGTTTTCCTCAGCCGCATCTACTAACACTGCACCTCCGACATCTGATACTACACTATTTGCGTTCAAGTGACCATCTAGAATAACGATGCCACCAGCATCTGAACCATCTGAATCTGTCCCATCTAGTGCGACTCTGGCACCTGTATCACCACCAACTATCGGTGATCTGTTTCCCTCTGGAACAAGTGTTATCGTGTTATTTGCTCTAAGATATATTCCGTTTGATGATGTTACTGCTGTTCTCTGATCTATACTTGTTATTTTTACAAAGACATCCTGTCCACCAAATTCACTTATTCTAAATACATTTGCCTGACCTAGTTTTCCTAGTGCAAGTCCATGGGCTGCATCATCACCCAGAGTTGACGCAGTAATCGTACCAACGTGTCTAATTAATTTTAAAGCCATCTCTCTTTCCTTAAATTGTTAACATTTCTTTTTCAAAATAACCCATGAGTTCTTTTTCGGAAACCCTGTACTTCTTAGAGACTTGTTGTATAGTTTTCTCAAAAGTATTTAGGAAATCTTGAGGTTTAGTATCCATTTTTCCAAAAATATCATCAACAGCATCTCGCATCTTTGGAGATAACTTTTTATATAACCTAGATTTTTTGTGTTCATCTTTCTCCGTTACTGGAGTGTAAAATGAATCAAACTTCTTCGGCATCTCCCTCGTCCTTCACTACAGTTTTTACAAAACTGTTTGCAACTTCTCTTCTTTTAGTTTCTAAAGCTGCACCAATCTTGTCTTGCATTGCACTTTTAAAAGCATCCTCTGCTTCTAAATTTTTTCCGTTTCGTAATGCGTTCACAAAATCTTCACTCATTGTTTGTCTCCTTTTTCTGGTGGTTCTTCACCTTGATATTTTGCTAAATCATCTGCTGGGATTGGAGCTCCATCAAGAGATGGATATCTTGTGATACCATCTGTATCTTGTGGAACATCTACACCACCATCTTGTGGGTCAAGTCCAGCCTCTTTGTTTATCTCTCTCTGCATTTCATCTATTTCTGCGTCAGTCATGTTTAACACATTTTTCTGAACCCACTTTTTACTGTAAAATGTTCCAATATAATTTTCAATAGAACTAAGAGAACTTATTTGGTTCTCTAACAACTCTGCTCTTTTAAGTTCTGCAAAGTGTCCATCTTGTAAAAAGTCATATTGAATATGTTCTTTCATATTATCCCAATCCTCAAGAGTAATTACACCCTTGAGAACCAGTTGGGTTTTCAGAATATCTGTAAACAGAGGGGTAAACTTTTTTCTGAGTCTTTGCACAAACTTAGTAAATTTAAGTTCATCTCTTGTAATCTCTGTAGAACGACCAAGACTAAAACCTTGTTCTGCCTCCATTCTTGAGATAGGAACATTGAGTGATCTGTAAAGTTTTCTCTGAAAGTATGTGATGTCATCTATCTCACCAAGATTAGAGCCGCCAGGCAATGTGGTAATCTCTGTTCCTCTACCACCCTCTCGTCTTGGTAACCAGAAATCCTCTAACATTGACATATGATTTCTGTCATCTCGTATCTCACCAGTAGATGCATCATAGACCAGTTTGTTTCTGTATCTGTTCATCACATCTTTTAGATACTGTTCTGCTTTTATCTTCGGTAAGTTACCCACATCAATATAGAATATTCTTCTCTCTGGAGCTCTTGATATACGATAGATTACAAGTGCGTCCTCTATCATACGCAACTGATTGACAGGTTTGATTGCTTTGTGCAGATATGATAGAACATGACCTTTGTTCTGGTCAATCAAACCAGACGGACAATATGCAATACTATCACCAGTTATTTTAATACCCTCTGATGTTCCAGAGTTAGTATACAAACCTTTATCATTGTAAATGTAATACTCATCTACTTTTTTGATGAGTTCTACACTTGTGCCTGGTTTCATGTCCTTTCGTAATTCTCTTACTTTTCTTATTTTTCTGGGTTCAATATATCGTAAATCAATAATACCTTTTCTTGGATTATTTTTATCAATCACCTTATGGTAATACATTCTTCCATCAACATACCATCTACGAAATATATCATGACCTTTTGTATCAAAATCGAGAAGTCTAAGAACGTGGTCAAACTCCTCTCTGATTTTCTTTTTAATACTATTTGGATATTGAAGATTGTCTAAAGTTATCGCAACGGCTTGGTCTTTTTCGTTGGCAACAATTCCCTCGTTTATGATATCCTCAATCGCAGAATCACACTCTGGTTGTTGTGATATATCACGATATCTTCTGATTAAATCATTTTCGGTTCGTTCTCTTCCATCCGT